GTGGCAAACTATGTAAAGAAGCAGCAAAGGTAAATATAGAAGCACAAAAACTTCTTATAAAGAAAACACAATATGAAATAAGTCTATATAGGTTAAAACAATGTGCAGAACAGGCTAAACTTGGCGTTAGCTTTGTTGCTGGTAGCCCTAGTGCAGTTACTTGCCAAGATATTGTTATAACAGTACCCCCAAATCAAGTATTACCACACAAACATTTAATTAAGGAGTAGACGAGCAACGGGTATTACACTCATCTACGGATATTTATTTTACCTTATTTTTTTTCTTAGTCAATTTAGTCATTATCTGTTTTACAAGAGGTTTTACAAGATTAATAAGAATCGGAGTGCTAGCGGCAACCACAGCAATAGCAGCAGCATTAGTAACAGCAGGTACATTAGGAATGTACTGTTCGGTAAAACTCGTGTCCTCATACAAAGTAATGCACTTGCTTCCATCTTCGTTTAATTTATGCCCAACGACACGCTCTAGTCTTTTATCGTTACGAAAATCGCCAATTCTTTGATCTTTTTGAGGATCAGGACATTTTATAAAAAACTCTTCTTCTTTTGCTACAGGCTTTTGTGTTACTGGTGGTTTTGGTTCAGGTATTTCAGGATCACTAGATGTAATCGGTGTATCCTCTGACATTATCAGATTATTCGGCTGATAGTTCATAGGATTAAAACTTGGAAATGGTGCATCGCAAACAGTAAAAACACCATTTGGATCATCAAGTAATAAATTTCTATTGCCAGTATTTTTTATGTCTCTATGTTGATATGTACAAGCTGGCACATTTATTGTCAGCGGAATTATGTCTATTGGTTTTGTAAAATCATATAATGGTTGTATTTGTATCTCAGGTATATTTAAATCTGGTATTCCCATTAAAGAGGCATTGCAGGGTAAGTTGTTTTAGGTATCTGCAAGGGAATTTCTTCCATCATTTTTTCTTTTAAATCACCCATAAGTTTGTTTTTCAAATCTCTTTCAAACTCAGGACTTTGCATATAGCGTATTGCTACGAAACCAAAGACAGCCATTGACCCTGATAATAAAAGAGACAATAATGAGGCTACTTGACAAATTTTATTAAACATAATGCTGAGAGAAATTTTAATTAAATTGGCTATGCCTTTGACTTTGATGACATTTTTTCTAATTCTTGGCTTGATGCCTCTGTATCTGATGGCTGGCTTGATTCGGGTGCAGCTTGAGTCTCAAGAATCTGCTGTTCCAAAATCTTCATCGCTCCGTTAGTTTCATGCAAAGCAATCCATAACTGTTCTCGTTGTTGAGCAAGTTGCTGTAATCTTTCCTGTAAATTCATAATTTAGTAAAGTTTTTTGCCGGCAGTAATAGCTGCGTCAATCGCTGTAAAATCTTCTGATGTCCATATAGAAGTTGTTTCATCTAGCTTTTTGTAAGCTTTGATAATTTCAAGATGCTCTACATTACGTTTGATTTTGTCTTTAAAATCATCATCAGTCTCATCTGATGCTTGTGCAGTGCCAATAACGGTTACGCTATCACCAGCAGCAGAAAAAATCTGTGCGATTTCATCTGAAGTTCTTTCTTCCATAATAAAAAGGTAGTTTGGTTACAGTTTACCCTGCTTCGAGGGCTGTGACTTTAGTTGATAATTCTTTTATTGCGTTTATTAAAACAGGAATAAATCGTTCATAAGTTAAACCATAATATAACCCATCTGTTGATTTATTAAATAATAAACAATTATTTTCATCAGAACCATAACCATTAGCTTTTACAACTGTTTCTACTTCTTGTGCAATAAGGCCAATATCTAATTTCGGATTCTTATGTGTTCCGTCAGGAGTAACACTTAAATCATCACTATAGTTTGATCTATTATCCCATTTATAAGTAACAGGTCTTAAAGAATTAATAATGTCTAATCCTTTTGTGAAATCAGTTATGTCTGCTTTATCTCTTTCATCAGACCCAGTTGTCAAAGAGACTTTACAGTTAAAACTTGTAACACTATTATCACCAAGGCAAACAGTATTATTTCCTGTCACCATTGATGCTGGTGAATTACTTGTGCCAGCATCATGTCCTATTAAGGTGTTGTTACTACCTGTTGTAATAGTTGACCCAGCATCTCTACCCACACAAGTATTGTTTTCCCCTGCTGTAGCCCCTGAGAAAGCATCTCTTCCAACTGCTGTGTTAGATCCACCATTACATCCAGAACTAAGCCCTTTACCAGCAAGATATCCGACAAAAGTATTATGACTTCCAACAGCATTTTCACCCGCTTGATTTCCTATTGCTGTACAGTTACCTTGGTCAGTTAAATCAGTTAACGCTGCATAACCCATAGCCACGTTATTACTACCAGTCGTGCAAGCATCTAATGCTAAATGACCTACGGCAGTATTGAAACCGCCAGTTGTGGTTGAAAGTAAAGCGTTACTACCCACAGCTGTGTTAGATGCAGCAGTAGTATTTGCTCCTAAAGCACCATTTCCTACTGCTGTATTTGCATCGGCAGTAGTGTTGGCATCTAAAGCACCAGCTCCTACAGCGGTATTAAATTGCCCAGTTGTGTTATTAAGTAAAGTTGCATAGCCAAAAGCAGTGTTGTTAGACGCGGTTGTGTTGTTTCTTAAAGCATCAACTCCACCAGCAGTATTGATACTCCCAGTTGTATTAAATGCTAAAGCAGCTTGTCCTAGAGCTGTATTTTCTGCACCAGTAGTATTACTAAATAAACTACTTAGACCAACTCCAGTGTTGTCACTTGCAGTGGTATTAGCTGCCAAAGAATTAGTCCCGACTGCTGTATTTTGAGTTCCCGTAGTGTTTGCTACCAAAGCAAAATATCCAACAGCCGTATTGTTATTGGCAGTTGTATTTACTGCTAAAGCACCTCTTCCGATTGCTGTATTTTGGGTTCCACTTGTATTTGTTGCTAAAGCAAAAGCTCCACAAGAAGTATTATCACTTGAGGTATTATTAGCTGAAGCACTAGCACCTATGGCTACATTATTAGCAGCAGTTGTGGATGATGTTAACGCAGCATATCCCACGGCAGTATTACTAGAGGCTGTGGTATTGGAATCTAAAGCTAAAGCTCCTACGGCTACATTCTGAGCACCAGTTGTGGTTGCTACCATTGCACTTGAACCCACTGCCGTATTGCTAGCACCAGTGGTACAAACAAATAAAGAACCAGAACCTACTGCTGTATTATCACTCGATGTTGTGGCAGCACTTAAAGAAACACCTCCGATTGCAGTATTAAAACTTCCAGTTGTAAGTGCATCCCCAGCACTAGCTCCTAAAGCAGTGTTTGATGTTCCAGTTGAATTTGATACTAAAGCTTGATAACCGATTCCAGTATTATTATCAGCAGTTGTATTAGCAGTTAAAGCATTCACTCCAACTGCTGTATTCGTTGTGCCAGTTGTGTTTGATCCTAATGCACTTAAACCTACAGCAGTGTTGTTGCTTGCTGTAGTGTTTGCTGTGAGTGCATTCATACCTATTGCAGTAAGATTACTTCCTGTTGTATTTGCGTCTAAAGCTAAAGCTCCAACAGCTACATTCAAAGTTCCAGTTGTGTTTGATAGTAAAGCAGAATGACCAAATGCAGTGTTACTATCAGCAGTGGTGTTAGCACCTAAAGCATTTACACCAAAAGCATTATTAAAAGATCCTGTTGTGTTTGCATCTAGTGCTTGTAGTCCAAAAGCATTATTCTCATCTGCTGTAGAGTTAAATCTTAAAGCATTACTACCAACAGCAGTATTGAACTCACCTGTTGAATTAGCATCTAAAGCTAAAGAGCCTATGGCCGTATTATTTCCTCCTGTAGTAGTGCTATCTAAAGCATTAGCACCAACGGCTGTGTTCTGTGCTCCAGAAGTTAATGCAGTTAAAGCATCTTTACCAATCGCAGTATTAGATCCACCAGATACAGAAGCATCTAAAGCTGTCTCTCCAAGGACAGTATTACCTGCAACAGAGTTTGCACCTTTACCTATATTTATTGAGTTTATTGTTCCATCAACTGCAAAGGCTGGTCCACCAGCTAAAGTAAATAAATTTATAAAAGCGTTTCCAGATGTATTATTGATTTGCATAATACTTGTTGAAGTATTAGCAAAAAATTGACTTGGATAATTTGTAGATGGTGCAGAACTACCAGAACTATTATTAGCTAAAGATTTGAAAGCATCTGTTAAATCTGATCTAACGGCAGCACCTGTGCCGTTATCAATTATCATATCATTTTGAAAACTCATCTCTTAATCCAAAATTTTCTCTAAGTATATCCTACTTTAAAATTAACTACCACGCCCAAATCCAGTGGCAGCATATTTGAAATCTCTATTTACAAAAGTTTCATTTCCAGATGTATCTCTATTTTTCACATTTATTGTAAATCCTGTTGAGGTGATGCTTGGAATTGTGAAGAAATCCCCAGCTTGTGCATTTTCAATAGTTATTCCAACAGAAGGCTTTACACTATCTGCTGCAACGCTAGTACCAGATTGACCTGTAAAGAAACTATTTGTAAATGTCACAGATTTAGTAGATGTACCAGAAGCAATTAAACCATTTGTAGCACCTGCATTACCAAGACTTGTTTCTGTTCTACTTTCTAATTCGGCTGTATAGCCTAACTGGTCAATTTCAATAGATTGTGCTGGGTCATTTGAATCCATTTCACATCTGAATTTAAATCCTCTTGCAACATAAGTTCCATTTACAAATGGATTAAATTGACTAAAGTTTGCACCATAAGTACAAGATGTACCACTTGAAATTGTTGCACTTGTAGCAGAAGTCACTGTAAATGTTGAAGAACTAGGGACAGAAACAATTTGATAATTTCCATCTGTGGCAGATCCAGCAGTAAAATCTATAACAACAAAATCACCAACAGAATATCCATGATCTGTTTTTGTGACAGTGATAGTTGTACCGCTTTGTCCATAGGTCGCAGAAACTGATAAGTCAGGGTCTAAATCTGTTGTCGCCACAAGCAGAGAAGCACCGACATCAAAGGCAGTGGCTTGGTCGAAATCAGTCCAAGTATCTATCAAAGCAGTTCTTTTATCGAACAAATCATTAGGGTAAAAACCTTGAGTAACCATGTGTCTGCGTAATCTTAAAGGTTGTTTTCCTCCTAAATCCAAAGTATTCGCAAACTCATAAGATCCTCCTGTAATATCTACAGCACCTAAGAAATCAAAATCAGCCATTGCATCAAAATCTGTTACATCATCAAGGGTTATTAAAGAACCAAGAACAAGACCATTAACATCATCAGAAAAGAAACAATCAACTTTTGCACCTTGAAATGGTGGCGAATCGTTGTCCTCTCGATCTTCTAAAACAGTGAGTTTTGGAAAAGCATTTGGAATTGTTTGAATCATTACAACAGAAGCTTCACCAGAACTAAGTCTCCCTCCATCATCTTTGAACTTTAAAATATAAGTTCCATTTACAATATTTGGAACAATTGACTCACTGACATTTCCAGAAAGTTCTGGAAGCACGTCAACAGAATTAGTAAAAGTTGCCCCAGATGTAAGGTTAGAACTACGAATTACCACGTTTCCACCATGCACCACATCAACATCTGTTGATTTATCAAAACGTAATCTTACAAATTCATCTGATAAAGGCTCAATTCTTACATTTTGCACATCTGCTGGTAATGCTGTTTTTCCTTCAGCTTCAACACTTACAGTTGTTGTTGTTGAACTTAAGTTTCCTAAAGCGTTGTATGATTTGATTTTAAAAGTATATAAACCAAGTTCAGTTTCAAAAAGCTCAAAACTAGGTCTTGATATTCTTACTCTCTCTGGATTATTTTTTGCAAACTGAAATTCAACTAAATATTCTTTAACACCAAGTACAGGCTCCCAAGAAACAAAAATTTTTGATACAGCCCTATTTTTTAAGGCAACTATTTGTTCTATTGCTGAGGCATTACTAGGAGATGGTTTTTCATCTAATAAAGTTGTTATTACCCTAGGGTCAGCTGCAACCGTTGTATCTTCAACTTGTGAATATTTATTTGGATCATGAATTGTTGCGGTAATTTGATATTCACAATAGTTCGTTTCAGTTATTGATAAGACACGATAGGTTTGAAATTCAACTGTGGTATTTTCAATAGCCCAAATACTATTTGCTTGTGGAACTGTAGAAAATGCAGGAGATACAGTTATTGTTTTACCAGAAATATCAGTAATGCTTCTTGTTTCCATTGAACCATCTTGAAGAATTACAGATAATGTTGCTGAATTTTCTGTTGTTAAATCAGTATCATTTTCATCATCAACGATAATTTGAGTTGTAGAAACACCTGTATTAACTCTACCTCCCCTTCTTATTCCAGCCCTCATTGAATCAGCTATTCCAATGATTGCAGAAGGTCTTATAATAACACCAGCTTCAATTGTTGTAGAAAAACTTACCAACTCACACTCTTTTAAATTAGAATACAAAAACCATCGGCCTAAACGATTTGCTTGACCTCTTGATGTACAGGCAAAAGCTTTTAAGGTTTTTCTAGTCCTACCAAATTTTGACGCTGAATCAGATAAAGCTGTTATTTGATCTGTTGTTATTAATTCGTAATTTATTTGCTGAGTATCATTATCAAAATATGAAACTTCAACTTCTGTAAATTTAGTTCTTTGTCCAGTGCCTTGATATGTAAATCCATTTGCTGTCACATTAGCGTTGGTAAAAATATAAACAGGATCACTTGTATTAGTTTCAGTATTTGTTGGTCTATCTTGAGCTATTTGCAATGTTCCTACACTATAGAAAGGCATAGCGTTCATGATTGAACAAAGATCATTGATTAAGGTATAGGCATCTAATTTTTGATTTAAAATCACATTGCATGAAAACCTAGGTTCTGTCGTATTAGTTATTGGATCTGTAATTAATTCGCTAGCATACGCACTTGCAGAATAAAATGAAAAAACATCGAGTGAATCTTCACTAATAAGTCCATCTGTACCACCAAACCCTTTATCTGTTGTCAAAATATCAAATAAAATCCATGCTGGGTCTGCACACCATTCTTTATCTGTTTTAAAAGTTCCGTTAAAAGTATAGTCAGATGGATAAATAATTCTTCCATTATCTGAATCAACTGTTGTATCATGTGGAACTTTAATCTTCGTGCCTTTAATTCTGTATTTTCTAGTTGGGAATGATTGAAATTCTTGAGCATTAAATCTTAATGCAACATAAGCAAAGCCTTGATAAGCTCTATTATCTGTTAAAACTTCTGTAAAAGATAAAAAATTAGTAGCATTTTGTAATTTTGAATCAGTGCTATCATCGGTAACTCTTTCAACAGTAATAGTAAGAGGAAAATTTGAATCTGCAAAAGTTCGACTAAAATTTATTTCATATTCTTTTACATAAGGACTTGTTGCTTTTCCATTGATTTTATCGCCAGTTATTGGTGTAAAAACTGTTCCTGTTGCACCAGTTAATTTTATATTGATTTCAACTTCAGTACCATTTATATTTCCATCATCTTCAAATTTTTGCAGACTTGGAAACTGTAGTGCAACTCTTAAAATGTTAAAAGGTGTAGAACTAGTTGTTCTAGAAACTGAACTTGTTTTTGTAACAGGTACACCAACAGGCACAGAATTTTGTGTTTCTGTAATCTGTGTTAAAGCTGTTTGATCTGAAGCTCCATTTCGAAAGAATATTGATACATTTTCAAAATTATTGTCTCCATTAGCGTTCATTAGTGGTGTGTTATTTAAAAACACATTTTTTTTAAAAGTATCAGTTCCAGATCCACCGACATCTAATATTGAATCAATTTCTCCGTAGCCTAGCAAATCAAATACTGTTGCAAATTGTTTACTCCTTAATCCACCCTCGACCATATCAGGGTCAACAATTTTTCTTGTAAATTCTTCGTCTAATGGGCGAGACATTTAAAGCTCCTTCACTATTTGTGCAGTATCAATACCTGAACTGATAATGATTGATCCACTAAAAACAAGTCCATATAAAATTGGTATCGGAACACCTGAAGAACTTATATTTTGAATCCCATTAAAATTATATGAACCTCTGATATTTGGGTCAGTATCACCAACAGAAGAACTTGAAGATGCTGCTTTTGAAGGTGACAAAAGAGAAGAGACACCTGACATCAATAAATTGGTACCTAAATTTGTTAACAAGCCTCCAAGACCACCTGTAGCAAGACTCAATCCGACTGTAAGAATATTATTAGAAACCCAATTAAATGCACTACTAACAGTATCAGTTACAAAATTAAAAGCATCCTTAATAAAATCAAAAAAACCTGCCCCAATAGCTACAGGAATGATTTGTATATCACCCTGACCAGACATGTTCAAAAGATCATTATTTACTGAATTGCTACCAATTTTGACTTTATATATTTGGTCATTCATGTGTTTCTCAATACCAGCAAAATTTGCTTTTAAAAAATTAACAGCTTGTAATGGTGATTTAACGGCAGCCTGAAAAACACCTTGACCTAGAAATTCTTTTAACTTTCCATATACTTTTATTGTTTTAAGTTTTGGAGAATCAACTAGATTTATTTTTTTTATTTTTGATTTTTTATATGAATTTGGAATATATCTATTCCAATTATTTTCTTTTGTGCTGTATATGTAATATGGATAACCTATAAGTTCACAAGAGATTTTATCTGTTTCAGACAATTCAGAGCCACCTTGAGGATGGCTATGAAAAACTCCAAGAATTTGACCGCCTTGATCTTCACATCTTGCCCAATCTTCTGGGTCTAATGCGAAAAAGTTTTCTTGATCTTCAGCAATATTTTTACAAGGCCAAAATTTTTCTTCACCATCAATTAAAGCATAGATACCACATGATTCTTTAGGGTATTGTTCTTTTGCATAAATTTCAGCTTCAGTTTTCCAAGTCATTTTTATGCGTTTTGTAGTGTGCCTACTAAAGGGAAATCGGCTCTTGTTACGAGTTTTTTTGGTGCACCAACTCCGACAAGATCAAACGTACTTACCAATTCAAATTGTACAATGTCTCTGCTTTCTGTCACTTTTCTTTCAATAAAATAAATTTCTTTAGGCAATTCTGCTGAAGGGTCAGGTGTGCCGTAAGGATTTATCGAACTAGGAAAATTTACAGCATCTAAAAATCTGCCTAAAGTTCTCCGTCTGGTAATTTTTGCCCCTTGCAAATCACAAAATGCAGTCGTTTTGTTAACTAATTGCATTAATGCAGTTATGACTCCAAGTAAATTTGAAAAAGTTAAAGTAGGTCTTGGTAGCTTTCCCTTACCAGAATATAAATAACCAGCAGATGTAACTGGCATTTTTGAATATGTATTTGCTTGCCAGATAAGATCGTTTTTATCTTTTATATTATTACCAGCATGAAATAAATAAACAGTTGGATCTGTTATTGTTGAATTTACGTTGAAAGATACATTTCCACTTGTAGACTGTGAAGTAGTGGCTGTGACTGTAAAAGTATCTGTTGCAACTGTCTGTATTGTGTAAATACCATCAATGCCATTTCCAGATGTGAAATCAAGACTCAAGATTAAACCAGTAGAAAATCCATGAGCGGTTAATGTGACAGTTATAGTTGTTCCTGATTGACTGTAAGTAGCTGTATTTGCCACTTTTGTATAATGAACATCAGCTTTTAATTCAAGAGAATATAACTCAATAATTGATTTATTGGTTTTTTGTTGTAACTCAGGTACAGGATTAGCCATTTATGGTTCAAATACTTCTCTAAAAGAACAATTTATGGTTGCTCTATTGTTATAAGGAATTGTTTTTGTCCAAGAATCACAGACATAAGTACCAGTTCCTGACAAAGTTATTGATACATTACCACTGTCTGTTGCACTATTTGATGTAGTAACAGTAAAAACATTATCATTAGTGACAGATGCAACTTGAAAATCTCCATCTGTCGGCGAGCCACTAGCAGTAGAAGTATAGTCAATTGTTAAAATATCACCGATTGCAACACCATGATTTGTAATAGTAATAGTTGCAGTTGTAGTTGATTGACTATAAGTACCTGTTTTTGTGAAACCCTCTGCTGGTGGCGTAAATGTAAAACTTGCTTGATCTGCTACTCGACTTCTTAAAAAACCTTCAATGACATCTGATTCTGTTTCAGATACGTTAAAAGTAAGATCATATACTTTAGGGTCTTGATGACTTGGCAAACCAAATAACACTCTATTTTCATAACCATCACCCATTTGTGTAACTTTAATTCTGGGTTTGCTTGTTTTTCTCATTCCGTAAGTCGGTGAGATTGAAGGAAAAGTAGCCATTATGGATTAAGTAGACCTCCTGCTCTTTGTTCACTAGCGATAGTTGTTTGTACAACAGATGCAATAAGTTGCCCTAGTTGTTGTCCACCTAGCTGACCACTTTCCATTGTTTGATTACCAGATGCATCTACATTAACAGTAATGTTATTAACAGTGCCACCACCCATTGCACTATTTGGGCTGATTCTTCCGCTTTTACTTGGTGTAAACACCTCTGGACCTCTTTCACCTACTAAATAAGATTGGCCTCCTGAAACTGGTCCACCAGCTTGCCTTTTAAATAATCCACCAATAAAGTTGCCTAAACCTCCTCCAATTGCACCACCAATAGCACCTGTAATCCCTGCAGCAGCTTTTTCAACTGCTACCTCTACTAATTTTCGTTTCAGATTATTGAGTACACCTGTTGCAGCTTCTGACAATGATTTAGCTCCCATAACAGCATCTGTTAAACCTTGAACTACTCCATCTTTTAATTCTGAACCAATTTCTGCAAATTTTTCTTTTAAATTTTCAGATGTTCCAACAGTATTTTTTAATTTTTCATTTAATATATTTGCTTTGTCAATTTCAAATAAAGAAGTTTCTAATCCAATTGCTTTTATTCTTGTTTTTTCATCCTCAATTTTATTAATTTCTCTTAAAGCATCCATTAATTCAAATTTTCTTTGTAATAAATCTCTATCAAACTTATCTTCTGTTTTTTTAAGTTGAATTTGTCTTTGTAAATTTTTGACCATCGCTGCACCCTTGTCTGTTTTGCCACCTTTTGTTAATGGGTCAGGTGCCTCAAATCCTGTTTTAGGTGGATTTATTGCACGACCAGTCGCAGCATCATATTTAATTCCACCAACTTCATAAGTTCCGCCACTAACATCAAAGCCTCTAGATTCAAGATTTTTTCTAACATCTTTTTCTTTCTTTAATGTTGCAATTAACTTTTCTTGTTCTTTTATCTGTCTTTGTATTCCACGCTTTGCATTACCTCTGGCATCGCTATTTCTAAGCTGTGCAAGGGTATTTTCTTCTGTTGCAATTCTTTCTTCTAAAAGTTTTGATGACCCATTTTCCAGTAAATTATTTAGCTCTTTCTGTTCTCTATTTTGATTTATTATTGCTTTCGAAAGTCCATATAAACCCGCTGTCACACCAGCAATAAGTGCCAATAATGGACCACCGACAGTAGCAGTTATTCCAATTATTATTGCTTTTAATGTTTTTAAAGTTCCTATAACTCCTACTATCAATGGTTTTAATACAGTAAATGCAGTTATTAATGTTCCTGTAACAGCAACAAAAGACGTTATTTCCGGTGGAATAGCATTAATAATTCCAGTAAGATCTGTCAAAGCAACTGTTATTAGTTTTGTAGCTGGCAGTAATGCTCTACCTAGCGTTACTTGTAAATCTACAATTTCATTTTGTAAGTTTTTGAATACCTGTGTCGGATCATTTTCAAGTAAAGCTTTCAAAGACGCAACGCCATCAACTTCGACTTTTTTTAATGCTCTAATAACTACATCAGATGTAAGTTTACCTTGTGCTGCAAATTCTTTTAGTTGACCGACAGTAACACCAAGCTCTGCAGCAATTGGGGCAAGTATTGTTGGTACTTGTTCTGCGATACTTCTAAATTCATCGCCTTGTAATCTTCCAGAACCAAGAGCTTGTGCTAATTGTCTAAATGCGTTTGAGGCTTCAATAGAAGATGCACCAGCGAGTTTAGCAGCAGTGTTAAAGCCTACAAAAGTAGTTCTTATATCCTCTACACCAACACCAAGAGGTGCAAGCCTAGCAGTTATATTTGTGATACCTTCAAGAGCCTCTACTGAGCTAATACCAAATAGTTTCTGAGCTTCAGCTGCAATTTCTGTAGATCTTGTAAAAGTACCATTTTGCTCAGTAAGTAATTTTAAACGAACATTTAATTGTTCAAAACTAGCAGCAGTTTGAATAGACCTCCTGCCAAATTCGACTAAACCAACCGCTGCAATCGCTTTTCCTAAACTATTAAATCTTGTTGTTAATCCTTTGTTTCTTTTTTCTAATACAGAAAACGATCTTCCTAATTTTTTACTAGCGTCATTAATTGATTTGAGCTTTCTACTAGCCTTATCAACAATATCAATGGTTACGCCAGCAAATGCCATTGTTTAGCTTTTTTTATCTAGTATAACTTTTATTCCTTGCTTTATCCAATTCTCTTTTTTCATCTTGGGTTTTATTTTCATAATAAGCTGCCCAATGTATAAATTCAGAATGACTCATTTGACTTCTCAGTTGAAATATCGTCATACCCAATTCTGTTGCTAGGAAAAACTCGAATTGTAACCAGCTATCCCCCCTTAGTCTTTTTTTGCTTCGTCTATATCGTCACCTAATGCTCCAAATAAAAATAGTTCTATTTCGTTAAGTACGCTTTCTGGTAACTCTCTTTGGAGTTTCACATGATCTGCATGAGCAAATGCTTTAGTGCCATCTTCTAGCTCTGCCATTTCGCAAAGCATGACAGTTGATTGTTTTAGCGGATCATCACTGTTTATCATGGCTTGAACCTTGACCCTGTTAGACCTAGTAATTGGTTTAAAAAATAAATCAACTATAGGTGTG